GGGTTCAAAATGCCAAACACAACTTCTGCAATCATTTGTTCATCATACCCAGCGTCCATACCTTGCATCACTGCCATGACCACTTCTGCTGCTTTTTCATATGATTTTTGCTGACGGTCTTGTTCGATACGAGCTAAGATGACATCTCGGTTCGATGGGTTAAAGGCTTTAACCATATCTTCTGGGGTGACAATCTGAATGTCTGGTGAGTACTGGAGTTGCCACTCAGATAACATCCGCATGATGTCTTGTTTGTTTTGGTCTGAGTTTCTGATTTTTTGAACGATGTCAATCGAGAAGTCAAACGCTAAATCTCTAAACTCTTCAGCTTTAAACGGAACATATTCATATTCCCAGTTTGAGTTGGGGTCTTCATCACGCATCCGCATGACTCGGTCATCGGTGTAGTATTCCATCGCATTATGTAAAAGCGCATAACTGACCTTTTCGACGAACTTCTCAAACACCGCAAACTCATCTTGGTCTTGCACGAGGGCACGTTGAAGTAAGGTGTTCATACCTCCTGCGGTTTGAATGGAACCTGCACCCGACCCTTGAGCGATGTCGCTCATACCAGTAAAGTCTTCAATATCTGCTTTTAAAAACTCAATGTATTCTAATAAGGTTCTTGGAATATCTGAAACTTCGACGTTTCTAATCACGTTATTAAGGTCAGGGTACTTCGATAAGAACACCAGTCCAAATGCGTTACCATATTTAGACACAATCCGTGGGTCAATGCCTGAACCTTCGTACACAATCTTTTGTGGGTTTTGGTAAAGGGTCGCCAGTGTACCAATGACCGACTGCACTTTGTTAATCATCTTCACATTCGGTAAAATGAGCTGAGCATCACTCACTCCCCAGAAGTCTTGACGTTGTTCATACTGGTCAAGCTTGATGAATGGGAAAAGGTTAGGTCTGATTTCTTCAACTTCTTTGATGACGATACCATCGGCTAAGTAAGTCACTTTAATCGTGTGACCGATGCCACCTTCCCCTTCGACTTTCTCATAGAAAGTAATCAGGTCGACCACATCTTGCTGATAACTGGTGTAATCACGGTTTAAATAGATTTCACCTCGGTCATACTGTCCCATTTGACCGGTCGATGCGGCACTTCTACGTTCTTTGAAGTTTTTCTTAGCCGCACTGTCAATCGAAGGGTCCCGCATGATGGCTTCTTCGGTCGTTCTGATGAACGTTCCGCAATAATTGGCTTCTTCTAAGTCAAAAGCGTACGGGTCAATGAAAAATGTCGACGGTTCAATAGGTTTGACGAGGATTTCACCTTGATAAAGGTGCCCACGGGTCCCACCAATGTAGTTTTCGTCCCATCCGACGTACAAAATACCGCTTCCAAGCAGTCTTGAGGTCCGAACGACGTCTAAAATGTGGTATTTTAAGTTTAGTTTGTCCCATAACTGCTCATAAAAGCGTTGTAACATCCAAATTTGGGGTTCATCTTCCGCTGCTAGGGGTTTGAGCTCCCCTAAATAGTCATCAATCATTAAGTTACCCGTCTTAAACTTCTTCACTTTACTAATATAGTTGGTGGAAGGACGGGGTATCCAGCTCGGCATGTCTCCTTTGATGGTCCACTGCTCACCACGGTCAAAGGCATCGAGCTCTTGCCAGATAATATCTTTTTGTTGACGTCTAAACTGAATGGCTTCTCTGGCTTTTTGCCAGATGTCTTTGGCTTTATCGTCGTACATTTACATCTCTCCTTGCATCGGTGCAGCCATACCCTCAGGCTCTCCAGCAATCAGAGGTAACAGTGGGTTTTCCTGCATCGCAGCTTGGTCTCCGCTGACCATGGCTTCCACGAGTTGGTCGACGAGCTGCATGATTTCATTCATTTCTTGTTCGTTGGTTAACTTTTCCATGACCCCTTGCTTTTCAAGTGCCATGATGATATCTTCCCTTAATTTATCCGTTTTAGCGGGGTCCGCTTGCGGAGTCGGTGCTTCTTCAGGTGCGGGTGCCATCGCCATATCGGCATAATTTTTATTCATCTTATTCCTCCTCTAGACTTCTTGGAAGTCCATAGTCTCTGGGTAAGTTAGCTGGGAACATATCTAAGGGGTGGTATTTTCTAGGTTCCCCTGGGACGGGTTCTTTTTGGGCTTCGACTAACTTCTCTTCTAAATCTTCAATCAGACTTTCAAATTGTTTAATCTTCATTTCATATTCTTCTTTTCGTGATATCTTCACATCGACTTTAAAAAGCCCTGCAATAATAAATCCGAACAAGAAACTAAAGATACTGACTGCAATGCCTGCTGATATTAAAATATAAAAACTCATAATCCCTCCTTAAAACCAACCAGAATTTCGTGGAGTAAATTCCAATTACTCCGCTATCAATAATTCATCGATACGTTTTAGGAGCTTTTTCGTCTTTTCCAATTCAATTTCCTTTTCTCCATTTGGAGTAGCGGCGATTTCTTTTGTCAACTCACTTATTTTAGACTCATTATGCTTTTTGAGCATCATTGTATTCATCGGTAAAACAGCGTTGATGTATAGTCCGCCAGATGTTTTTAGTATTTCAAACATGGGTAAATACTCCAGTTGAATGTCCGCAGTTTGTTGTTTGAGTAGGTTTGTGAAATTCCCCATTACTCCAATGGCTTCATAACCGCTTACTTTGCCTTCCAGTAATAATGATTTAAAATAAGGTAGTTTTGAAGCATCACCATAGTTAGAATAAATTTGAGCTACCTGAGCGCGGACAGCAGACGATGGTTCGTTCTCTAATTGCTCTGAAAGTTGAAGTGCTTTGTTCAGATCGTCTTGACTTCCTTTTGTCAATCCGCCTAAGGCACGTGATACAGCGAGGTAAGAACTATCGCTTTCAATTCGGTTGAGTAATAGACCTCGAACATTTTCAGCGTATGCTTCTTCAAAGTATTCAGTGGATAAAAAACGAATAGCAGCTCCACGAACACGGGAGTTTTTGTCTGATTTAGCCAATTTCATTGCTGCGTTGTATACGTCGTCTGTTCGATTTTTCTTAATCTTTTTCAATTTACCAATTGCTGCCTCGCGGATGACCCAAAAATCATCATTCAATGCAGCTAGGATAAGGTTTTCTCCCA